ATAATATATATATAAAATTTTATTTACTTTGAACTTCAAATGTATTTAATAATAGTGCAAATAACAGCCATATAAGAAGTAGAGCTAGATAATATTTAATAGTAGTTTTAACACTTATAAAGATATATAAAGTGGAGAGAATAGACAACAAAATTATATAGATTCCAGCTACTTTATTATTTCTACATACATAAACGACCAACCACATATTAAGTAAAAAGACTAATAAAAAGTAGTAAAGACTATACTGTCGAGATTGAGTCCAAGAATAACCAAGTAATAAGTATAAAATAGGCCATACAACACCAAAAACCCAAGAGGGTAGTCTAAATTTTACTGATTTCCCTGCATTTTTAGATGGACCGCATATAAGAGAGACAGCATATAGAAGAGACAGCATATCCAGAAACCATAGGTAGTAAGAGTAAAACGATATCGGGGAAATTATTAATATCTATATACATATAGAGAGAAATATTAATACAATTTGATAAAATAATCGACCAAAATAAAAGCACTTAGATTAAAGCACTTTAAAAAAAGCACTATAATAGTATATATTATAATAAAATAAAAATTGATTTTTATTTTATCATTTAAAAGTTAATAAGAAGAGAGATGAAAATTGTATCGTGGAATGTTGCAGGATTGCGAGCAATGCTTAAAAAAGGTAATCTAGAAAATATGCTATTATCAGAATCACCAGATATAATCTGTTTACAAGAAACTAAAGCAGAAGAGAGCCAAATAACTCTCTCGGAGACATTATCAAAAATGTATCCTTATAGATTTTGGGAAAGCACAAAAGGAACAACACAGAGAAAAGGACTAAGTGGAACCGCTATATGGTGTAAAATTAAACCAATTCGTCAATATAATCCACCAGATGAAGATGAAGAGGGGAGAATTACAACCATTGAATTTGAAAACTTTATACTAGTATCTGTGTATACTCCAAATTCTCAAAGTTTAGAAAGCCCACGACTGGAATTTAGAACACAAAAATGGCATAAAAGTTTTAAACAATATATAAGCACATTAAAACAATTAAATTCAACAATTATTTGTGGAGATCTTAACGTAGCACATAATAATATAGACATTCATCGTCCTGAAAAGCACCATAAAGATGCAGGATTTTTAGATATTGAACGCAAACAATTTCAGGAATATTTAGATGAAGACTATGTTGATGTATTTAGAAAACTAAATCCAAAACAAGAAGGTCATTATACATATTGGTGCCAGTTAAATCCAAAAATAAGAGAGAATAATTCAGGATGGAGAATAGATTACTTTCTTACAACAAGAGATATCACACCAAAAAGTTGTAATATATTAAGCAATATTTATGGATCAGACCATTGTCCAATTTCCTTAGAACTTTAATAATAAAATAAGATATTACTATATATGTCTAATTATAGTATACGTACTTTTTCTCGTGATTCAAATAATATGCGCTCGGCAAATGAGTATATAAATAGAAAAAAAGCAGAGAATTTATATTTAGTATCAACAACTAATGGATTCGCAAATAATGGTAATAAATCAATAAGAAGTAATACACCAGTAAAAACATCTATTGGACCAATGGGAAACCAACGATTAAGAAGTGTAGGAGGATTTAATGTAAATAGTTATGATCTTTTTATGAATATATCAAAAGGTAGATATTATACAGCTACTGATGGAAGAAATATAGAAAACCATGTTTTTGAAGGTATAAATATTTCTGACCCATTACCTAATGAGGCTTCTGTAAAAATTAATGATTGTAGTGGAACAACATTTTGTCAAAACTCATCAAATAGCCAATTAACAACACCAATAAGTCAAAATTGGGATTTATATGAAGGATCTTATTTATTAAATCGAGAAAGTAGTTTAGCAGACATATCTTATTGTAAATGTATATCAAACACTATATCAAAAGATAGTGATATTACAATAGTATCAATTGTAGGAAAAGATATACATAAACAAAATCAAGCAAGTGTTGCACGATGGAATAATACAAATCCTCTTCGTGGATTTAACTTTCCTCAAAGTATATGTATGCCTATGGCAAATCAAAAACATTAATAGACTTTAGAAAAAATATATTATTTTCTTATTAAAATATATAAATGATTGGTGGAGCAAGACGTACAATGAGAGGTGGCCGAACCCGCCGTAGAGGCGGTATGAAAGGTTCCCAAAATTTAGCCCTTAACGCATTATTAACTGGTATGGTTCTCTCACGCGGTAGCCGTCGCAAAGGAAAAAAAGGAAAGAAATCCCGCCGTGGTGGTCGTCGTACCCGTCGTAACTAAGTATTTAGCAATTTTATATATTAAATAATTTAATTTATAAAATTGACATAATAATAAAGTTTTATATTTAATTAAACTTATGCACAATTTAAATAATCAACAAGAAGAAATATTTGATAAATATTTGAAGGGTGAAAATATATTTATTACAGGACCTGGTGGTACAGGCAAAACTTACTTAATTAAAGCTATAGTAGAACATGCTAAAAATAGTAATAAATCATATCAAGTATGTGCTCTTACTGGTTGTGCTGCAATTTTATTACAATGTGGAGCAACTACTTTACATGGGTTTTCAGGAATAGGATTAGCAAGTGGAACAATAAGTCAAGTAGTAGACCGTGTTGTAAAAAATCGATATAAAAAGCCTAATTGGGCAAAAACCGAACTATTAATTGTAGATGAAGTAAGTATGTTATCTTTAAAAATATTTACTATAATAGATCTAATCGCAAAACGTGTAAAACAGCAACGCGATAAACCTTTTGGTGGAATGCAAATAATATTTGCGGGAGATTTTTATCAACTCCCACCTGTAGGTGACGAAGATGACATTGAAACCACTCAATTTTGTTTTGAAACTCCATTATGGAATGAAGTATTTCCATCAAACAATCAAATTGTTTTAAAAACAATTTTTAGGCAAACAGATAATAATTATGCAAAAATTCTAAATAAATTAAGAGTTGGTGAAATTACAAAAAATGGAATAAAAGCATTAGAACAATGTGTGAATAAAAAATTTAGTGATAGATTAAATCCAACAATTTTGTTACCAAGACGAAAAGATGTAGACAATATTAATATAAAAGAATATAACAAATTAGATAAAACAAGTGAAAAAACCTATACAATGAAACCAGTAGATATGTTAGATTTACCTTTATCAAAAGAACATATAGAAAATATAACTCTATTTACTGATAAAGAACGACAGCAGGAAATAGAGTATTTAGCTGATAATTTAATGGCTGAAAAAACCTTAAGTTTACGTATTGGAACAATTGTGATGTGTATATCAAATTTAGATGTTGATGCAGGGATTATTAATGGGAGCCAAGGAATTGTAGTAGATTTTCAAGGAAATAATCCCTTAGTAAAATTTAATGATGGTAATATGAGAGTTATCACACCACATATTTGGCAAAGTGAAAAATTACCAGCAATTGCAGTTCAACAATTACCTATTATATATGCTTGGGCTATAACTATTCATAAAGCACAAGGAGTAACTCTTGATAAAGCATTAATAGATATAGGTGAACAAATATTTGAATGTGGCCAAACCTATGTTGCTTTATCAAGAATTAAAACATTAGAAGGATTATACTTAAAAAATTTTGATTTTACAAAAATCAAAGTAAATAAAAAAGTAAAACAGTTTTATAAAATATTAGAAGATTAGTCATAAAGTATATCTAGATTTAGTGTAAAAGACCAATCCATATTATTAAAATCAACAATTCTTCCATATTCATCCATTACTCTAATATGTAATTTTTTTATATCAACTGGTCCATAATATGATCTATTTGCATTTACAACATCATTATCATCACCTCTATTATAAAAACCATCATTTTGTAATAGATTAATATAGTTAATTCTTGTTAGTATGTCTTTTGATAATGTAGAATCATTAAAATTAACAACAAAACCATTATTACCTGCATGTGTAAAATCATCAATACTAATATATAGATATTTAGGTGTATCAAAATTAACAATGCCTTCAGCATAAACTTTAGAACCCGGACCAGCATTTAAAAAATATTGACCTAACCTAAATCCTAAACTCCATCCTAATTTAAGTGGTAATGGTGTTTGTAAATCAGCATTTCCACTACTATCTCTATTAAAAAATATTTCAAAGGGAACAGGCGATAAATTAACAAAATAACTTTTACCATTTATGGGATCAATATTATAACTAAGATCAATTAAACCAACACTATTCATATTTGTATTAATTTGATTTATAATATTTGCACTACTATCAAGACTAAAAATTCTGCTAGAAAATGGTGTAAAATAATTTCCATTAGATATATCAATATTTATGTCTTGATTTACACCAGCGACTGTAAAATGATTATTACAAGTATTAATAGAGTAAATAGTTAGTGGTAATTCATAAGAAACTAAATTAAGATTAACTACTTTACGAAATGTTTCTGGTAAATCAATATGAAAATCCGAACTTTTTGTATTATAATATTGATCTCTAAATCTACTATCTATATTAATAGTTTTTCTAATAGTTTTAGTATTAATAGGATTAAGATAGCCAGGCGGATAATAGCCTCCTTTACCCTCATAAATTCTTACATTTTTACCAACTAATGTATTAGGATTATGTATTAAAGGATTACTATCTGGTGTATCACTTACAAGATAACTAGTATTAGCATTAAAAGTTATATCAAAATTATTATTAACAATATTATCATTTTCAACTAACTTATTTTTAGCAGCATTTAAAAAAGTTAACATTCTATTTTTATCAGAAAAAGACATATTAGTATCATCAGATAATTTGAGTTGAATGTTAGATATATGTTTCTGTATTTGCTCATTATCAGTAACATCATTTAAACCTAAAATTTCTTTAAGTTCTAAATTAGAATATTTTGTTGTATCTAAATTAAGTTTATCAAAGTTATTCATAATATAAAATATATGTTTATTTTTTAGATAGTAGTTATCTATATTTATTAATCTAACTCTCCATATTCAACAACTTTAAAATTATCACTTAAGATATGTTTACAGGTACCATTTTTTGAGTGTTGAAAAGCTGGACAAGTACACATTTCCTTAATAACTTTTCCATTTACACGAACTTGACTTCGTGTATAAATATCACTATTTGATCCATAAATGCCCCAACTAACAGTTTCTTCACTGTTATCTTCTAATATAGGATTTTCTCTCGTTTCTGTCGTTTCTGTCGTTTCTGTCGTTTCATCTAAAAGCATTGCTGCCATTCCAGCATAATTATGTAGATCAATTAGTGTATCTCGTAATTTTTCATCATCTACAAGTGTAATTCCTTTATTTGTAATATTTTGAAGTCTCATAATCTTATCTCCCATTCTTACTAAAACTCCCACAGTTCCATATGTTGCAAATGCATCCCCATAATCTTGATTTTTACGTCTAAATAATTCAAGTGCTTCACTCTGAATATTTTTTAGCTGTTCTACACGCATATTTGCCATAATTGATTTAATTTATATTTATAATTTTAAATCAATTTTATAACTTATGTTCGCCGTTTTACTGCACTTAACGAACTACCTGTTGTATGAATAAGACTAGTACTAGAATTATTTCCTTTTTGATACCACCAATCATTTGTTTTAATCATTGTTCTTAAATCTCGTCTTGCTGGAGTACATCCTTTTATCATTGGATTAACATCTGGTGATGTTAGTCTAGGACAAGCTTTCAACCATGGATCAGTAGGTCTACCTTTACTACCACCCATGATAACTACAAATCCAGATGGAGGTGATCCATAAGAATTTTTATTGTTATTACTCATCTATATTATATATAGATAAATAATTATCTAGCTCCACCACAAGAGCTACATCCGCTTCCACCTCTTACTATCATACCAGACGAACTTTTTGTATTAACAAATGATGTGCCTTGTCTAGGAAGAGGTTTGGCTCCAATTACTGGTAATTTAGTAGCAGTTTTAACAGTAGATGTATAAACATTTCTTCTAGTATTTGTAAAATTCATTTGTAAATTAATTGGCATATAAAATATATAAATAATTTAATAATTTTGAAAATTAAAGTGATATATCCAGATTTTATCACCTCTATTTATTACTATATCATCACTAGATTTACCTAGTATACTAATAGGTCTTACTACATCATTCAAATTGTTAATAGTAGTAAGAGGTTGACTAAATAAAGTAATTCTAGCTCGGACTGCAAATAGTGGAACAGTTTCTGATTAAAGTGATTGGTGTAAATTTATAAGACATGTTATTAATACTAGCACTATCATAAACTCGTTGTGGATTTCCAGTATCATAAAATCCTCGTCTATAACCCAATAATGGTAATGGCTGTGATTCAGTAACGCTAACTGTTGGTTTACTTAAAATAGTACCTTTCTTTTTTGATAAATATCTATCATAAGATCCGTGTTTTACATCGACACCTTGCCCACCAGGAGTCATAGCGCCAGGACGATTACCTGTAATAGTAGATCTTGTAGAATTACCTCTAGTAGGAACATTCACATAACCAGATATATTTATTTTTGCACCACCAACACTCATTCCAAATGCTGGATTTCTATTCCCAGCACTAGTCCAAGCACCACTTCTTGATGGCGTACTTCTATCACTCTGATTTCTTAAATAATTAGAATTACCCCAGACACGACTACTCATACTAATAAAGTCTTCAGATGAACCCTTAAATTTGAGCCAACCTTGTGCAACAGTTACATCTTTTAGAGCATCTTTAAATTGATCTGCTGGCATTCTAGATTGATTTTGAATTCTTCTCTCTATTGCTACACTATCAAAACTAGTGCAACCATAACTAATATCATATAAAGGATGTTTTAGTTTTTGGCAATTATAAGTTTGAATACAACCAGCACCTATTTGCGGAGTACATGGAGACCAAAATTTAAGACCATTATAAGAACAATCACATAAATTTGTCATTACAGGCATTGTTGTGGCCATAATTATATAATATTATTATATAATAAAATTGAAAATTTAATTAACCTAAAATCGACTGTAAATGGCATTAAATGTACAATATGTCTGTAAAAATTGTAACAAAGAATACAAACGACACGGTTTTTATGCAAAACATATAGTACAATGTCAACCAGTTAAATTTACATTAAATAAACCTGTAAATATAGATAGTATAAAAACTCCATCACAATGTCAACAAACGCTAGAATACTTATTAAGTCATGTAGATGAATTACAACATAAAATGAGAGAGATGGAAAATGAGAGAAGAATCGAAAAAAAAAAAGTAGATATATTATCTTGGTTAAATGAAAAGTATAACCCAGTAACTAATTATAGTGACTATATAAGTAGTCTTGATTTAGATATTAAATACTTAGAGTCATTACAAGAAAATAATTTACTAACTGTAATAGATGAAATATTTAATAACTGTTTTAAAAAAACAGACAATAATATTTGTCTTAAAGCATTTACTGTAAAAGTAAATAAAATTTATGTATATACCGAAAATAATTGGAAAGAACTCTCTAACAGTGATTTAAAAGATCTTATGTCTAAAATACTAAAAATATTTCGCGAATTATTACAAAATTGGTATGAAAAAAATAGAGCATTAATAAAAGATAATTTATCTGATAAATATCTTAAATTAGTAAAACAAGTAAATAATATTAATATAAATAACCCAAATTTTATAAACAAAATTTATAAACAATTATATGATATTTTAAAAGTACCTATAAAAATTATTGAATATAAATTAATATAAATTAGGAAACAATTTTCATTAATCTATGAAATTCTTTGTTAGTAAGTGACTCAATCTCTTTTTTATTACTATTAAATATAGAAACTTTTTTATCATTTAATTTAATAGGCGCAGCATGAGACTCAGCAGCACCTACTAAAGCTAGGTACTCAGCAGCACCTAGAAAAGCTTTATTAGTATTATTAGTATTATTAGTATTATTAGTATTATTAGTATTATTAGTATTATTAGTATTATTAGTATTATTAGTATTATTAGTATTATTAGTATTATTATATTTGAATACTTTATCAATAGTGTCTTTACTAGCAAATCTATATGTACCAACCTTTAAAGTTGTAGTGTGTGAAAAACATTTAAAGATTTTACACGCGTTATGCATATAAAACATTACTATATATATATTTTTATATTATTTATTTTTCAATTTTATTTTGTGTTATATATTATCCAAGCAACAATAGATATTAAAAAGCTTCCAAATTGATCAAGATATTGTAAACTATGCATTGCATAGTTAGCTAAAATTGGAAGATTATGATTATAACTCCATTCAATAACATTAGAAACATCTTCACTAACACGAGTAGCAACATTGTAATCAACATTTGCTAATTGATGAGCTGCAAAAACAGCAATTGGTCTAGGTATATTAATTATAAAGGTCATTAAATATATAAAAAATTGTAATGTTTTTATATATTTATTTATAAATATTTATTTATAAATTCATCACGAGTCATTATAGGTATATCTAGTTTTCTAGCCTCTTCGGCTTTTCCTGTCACTTCATCTTTGTCTCGTTTTACTAGTACAACAAATGTATTTTTACTAACTGAAGCATTATTATCAGCTCCAATATCTTTTAATTTTTGAATAAGATCTTTATCTCTAAATCCAGTCATTACAATTTTTTTACCATATAATAGATGACTTTTATCTATTTCACTAGGTTCAGTTATTGTCAAACTAAGTTTACCATCTAATTTTGCATCTTTCATAAATTTTGTAAAGTCTGGAATATGTTCAACAAATTTCTCAGCAGTTTTCTTAGCAACACCTTCAACTTTTACTAGTTTTGCAATTTTCTCTTTATCACTCTCTTTTGCTACTAGTATATCAGGATACATATCTAAAATAGATTCAAATCTTTTATCTCCAAATCCTCTACCAAAAGTATTTGATGCAGTCATTAATCTATATAGGGTTGCCTTTTCTAATTTACTATGAATTCCATCATATAATTTATCTGTTGTTTTTGTTTTAAACCCTGGTACTTTTAGAAAATCAGCTTTTGCCATTGCTAGTATTTTTGGAACTGTATCAAAGCCAGCCTCAATAATCTTTTTAATATTACCTGGACCTAATCCATCTACTTCAATATTTTTAAAGAATCCTAAAATATTTTTCTCTTTTACAATAGGATTATCTTTATCAACTACTAGAATATTTGTATGTGTAGAATCCCATTCATATTCTTCAGTTGGCATAAGTGGTTTACTTGCCGGTACAACAGTCCCTAAAATATGAGGAATAACATCACCACTTCTTATAATACTAATTACCGCACCTACTCCAATATTATTTTCTTCAATAAATTTTGCATTAAACCCTGTAGCATATTCAATCTTTACACCACCCAAAACGATTGGTTCAATTTGAACTCTCGGAACAAGATAACCATCTTTACTTGGTGTCCAAATAATATCTACTACTTTTACTTCGGCAACCTGATCAGAAATAACCATTTTAAATGCAAATGCATATTCTGGATTACCTTTTGGACGAGGATATATTTCATCATTAACAACAATTATTCCATCAATTTCATATTCATAGTCATCTCTCCATTTTAATAATATTTCTGATAATATTCTATTTGATATTTCTTTTTTTACATCAAATTTAACATGTTTTATCTCTTTTGCACCTAAATCCAACATTTGTTGAAAAGGTTTCATCTCAGGAGATATCACTTCATATGCAACAAAATCAAGATGTTTTAAAATATCTTTATCTACCTTTTTTTTATTAACAATACCGGCAACAAAATTTCTTGGATTAGCAAAATCTTTTTTATAATATTCATCAAAATTCTCTTTTGAAATAATAATCTCTCCTCTAATAGCTATATCTTTATAATCTTTTTTAACTAAATATGGAATAAGATGACTAATATCCTGACCATAAATACCATTGCCTCTAGTGTACATTTTAACCCCATCTTTATTATTTACATACAGTGCACTAATACCATCTAATTTTGCAGAAATAACATATGGACCTTTATACTTTTTAGTCCATTTTGTTACCGCATCTGTAGTAGGTTTTATTTTATCCATCGACCATAATTCATATGGTAATTTTACTTTTGTCTTAGAATTTTCTATAACACATTGTGTATGCCCAGCCTTAGCCTCTTTATTATGTGGATATTTTTCTAGAATATATTCTCTAATAATATCGTACTCACTATCAGTAAATACAGGATCTTCATCGCAATAATATTTTGTATTTGCTAATTTAATTAGTTGAGTTAATTGTTTTTCTGTCATTGTTTTTAATACCGAAATTCCTTTCGCTTTAAAATTTTCAATCATTTTAGTAGCACTGGGAAATAACTCAGTGGGTTTTTTTAATGTTTTATTTTTTTTCATCATTTCTTTCTTAACTTTTGGGGAAGATTCAAGCTCTTTTAAAAGTGTCTCATCACTAATATCTCCATCATCATCTTCAGATTCAATTGGAACAACAGATTCTTTTGATTGATCACCAAATAATAGTGGCTCTTTGACTTCTGTTTCAAGTTTTTCAAGTGCTTTTAGTAATTCTTCATCACTTTCTTCTTTTGGAGTTGGTTCCTTAAATGGTTTAAGTTGTCTACCATCAACTCTATTTTCTGGTTTAACATATTCAAATCCTAAGAAATTCAAGATAGACTCTTCTGTTGGAAAGTATTTATCTACCTTTTTTCCTTTTACTCCTTTATCTATATTAGAGAAACCATGTTCATTTAATGTATATCCAAGATCTAGTGCCTGTTGCCGTACAATAGTATTAAATAGTTTGCTTCCTGTAAAATAGAACAATGCAAAAGCATATTCATCAGGTGGAGTATATAAGAAATCTACTCTACGAATAGGACCATCTTTTTTAATTTGGACAAGTGTAAGACTTTTAGTTTTTCCTCTTGATAGTACCTCTGTAATAATTTTGTCTCGAATTAATAGATCAAGTACTTTATCAAAAGCTTCACGGTTATTATCATTATTAGTAATAATAATATCAATATCACCAGATGTTTTTGCTCCTCGTCGAAAACTTCCAACAATTTCAAAATCAGAATTTTTTGGTGCCACTTTATCAAATAATTGTTTAAATAATTCACCAAATTCTACTATCTCTTCGCGAGGAATTCTTTTTTGAATATCTTGATAATATTTAACACCTAATTTTTGTTTATCATTTAACATATCGATACCAGGCTTGTTTTCTAATTGTGCTATAGTAGTTATTCCAGCTTCTACAAGTTCTTTTGCTTTCTTTGGACCAATTCCATATATACCAGCTAATCGATTAGCTGGGTCACTTCTCTCTCGTTCAAGTACACTAACTTTACCAGTTTTAATATATTCCTCTAATTTAGTTAATATAGTTGTTCCAATTCCAGGAATATCTTTCAACTGACTAATAGTGTTAATATCATCAGGAAATTTAATAATTGCCTCTTCTGCTTTTTTATATGCCCGTGATCTAAATGGTTCACCTTTTTTAATCATTAACTCTGCCAATTCATCTAATAATTCTATAAATTCTTCATTATATCTTTTAGATTTTGACATAGATTTAGTTTCTATATTTTCTGGAGTGAGAGAATTTTTTTTCAATTTTTCTGCAGTGTGCGATAATTTTAATGTTTTATTACCCTGACTAGTTTTTATTGCTATTGGTTTTTTAAGTGTCTTAGACATATATATTAATAACTTATTTTACTAGTAAGTTATTAATTTATTTATTAAAAAATTTATTCTTCCATTCTGTAGTAAAAAGACTATCTAAATACTTTACATGTACAATATTTTTTATTTTAATTTGTTCAGGTGGTTTTGGTATAGGTTCAATATTATCCATATTATATAATAATAATAAAATTAATCTATTTTGGCTTAAATTTTTGTTTAGTGCCACCATCATATGCGTATGCATATCCCTCTTCAATAAGAAGATTATTAAAACTAGTCTTATCAGTATCATGATAAATAGTAGCTAAGAGTCTTCCATATTTATCAAATTCGTGACAATCTAATATAACAAGTTTTTTATTTTTATCAATAAGCGATTGTAATTCACGTTTTTTATAATCTTTATCAATTTCAATCGCTTGATCAGTGCATAATTGAATAAATCTATTTCTAGATTTTTTTGCTGCTTTAATTTCTTCGTTTCTAAATTCT